ATATCTGGGCAGCATATGGTAAGAATAAGAACCTTATGCAATTTGGTTTAGATGAAGTTAAGAAGATTGCACAATCAAGCAATATACATGAGATAACATTTACTTCTCATCGTAAGGGATGGAATAAAGTGGCCTATAAGTTAGGATTTGAACCACAGACTTGGTCACTCAAATGTTAAATTTATACACAATACCACCACACCAAGTTCAACAAACATGGCCTAAAGTAGAAAAAATGTTAAGTGATGCTATGGATCATTCTGGTGGTGAATACACATTAGAACATCTAAAGGTTATGCTAACGCAAGGTAGGCAAGTTCTTCTTGTAGCGGCAGATGAAACAATGAATATTAAATGTGCACTAACTGTGGAATGGATTAGTTATCCTAATGACAGAGTTGCATTTATAACAGCAATAGGCGGTAAAACTTGTCGCAATGCAGTAGACCAATTCTGTGTATGGGCAAAAGAACAAGGTGGTACAAAGATACAGGGAGCAGCTTTTGAAGCAGTAGCTAGGCTTTGGAAACGTGCTTATGGGTTTGAAAACAGATACATAATTGTAGAAAAAAGGATATAACATGGGCGGTGTAGCATCAACAAACGAACAGTATGGGTCGCAAGTATATTACGATCCATCAAAACAACAATATTATACTTTAAACATTCCATCAAACCCAAATGTACCTTCTGGTATAAATAGTATGTTGATGCCATTATATAATATTGCTAGTGATTCAAGCCAATATAGAAATTATATTAATATACCATCTATGTCTAATGCTAATCAATTTACATATAATTATCCAGACATGAATAATTTATTTCCAACTTTAAATGCTGGTCTTGCACAAAATTTATCACAAAATTTGTTAGCACCTACAGACAATACACAATCATCTGGTGCAGGTCGTTTCTTAGCTCCATCTACTTCTAAGGGTAAATAATATGATTAATCTTAATAACTGGCTATTTAATTTAGTAGACAATTTTACATTTTATAAGGGTGGTGGCGGTGGTGGTGGAAGTTCTACAACTCAAAACCAATTAGACCCAACAGTTAGACCATTTGTAGAATATGGTCTTGGCGAAGCCAAAAACCTTTATCAAACTACCAGTCCACAATACTATGGTGGTCAAACTTATATATCACCATCTGCACAAACACAAACAGCATTACAGGCTGCTCAAAATCGTGCATTATCTGGCAATCCACTATTACCTGCTGCCCAACAACAACAGCAAGATGTGATTGGTGGCCAATATTTACAAAACAATCCATACTTTAACCAAGCATTAGCTGGTGCTGCACAAGGTGCTACACAAAACTATAATGATGCTATTATGGCTGCACAATCTACTGCATCTAGAGCTGGTCGTTATGGTTCTGGTGTATCTGCTGACATTCAAAATAGAGCTGCTACTACATTAGCTAATACATTAGCAAACAAGTATGGCGAGTTAGCTTATCAAAACTATGGTGCAGAACGTGCTAGACAAGAAGCTGCTTCTATGGGTGCTCCAGCATTAGCACAAGCTGATTATGGTGACATTCAACAACTTGCTAACGTAGGTAAGATGGGTGAACAATATCAACAAACAGCATTACAAGCTGATATTGACCGCTTCAACTTTGAACAAAATAAACCATATCAGAAGTTAAGCGCATACTTGGGAGCCGCATATGGTGCTCCTACAGGTACTGTATCAACAACTCAATCATCTGGCGGTGGTAAGATTGTATGTACAGCAATGAATCAAGCCTATGGATTTGGATCATTCAGACAAGCTATCTGGTTACAACATTCAGCAAATATGCCTAACGCTAAAACAATTGAAAAAGGATACCATAAATTATTCTTGCCAGTTGTTGCATTTGCGTTTAGTGATAAACAAACATTTACTCGCAAGGTTGTTCGTAAGATTTCAGAACATATTGCTAGACATCGTACTGCTGACGTATGGAAAGAGATGCGTGGTAAACGCAGAGATCCACTAGGTCGTATCTATCGTGCAATCATTGAGCCAATCTGCTATGCAGTAGGCAAACTACAAGGATAATCATGGAGCCAATTTTAATAGGTGCAGGTGTTGGAGCTTTAACTTCAGCTGCCACAGGTCAAAATCCATTTACAGGTGCATTGCTTGGTGGTGCTACTGGCGGTGTGTTTGGTGGATCTGAAAGTTTGCTTGGTGGTAAAATTGCAGATGCTTTTGGAAAATCTTCTCTTGGTAGTGCTGTAGGTGGTGCTTCTAAAGGCATTACAGCAGCAACTGGTGAATTAGCAAAACAAGCTATTCCATCTATGGGCATTCAAAATCTTGGATCAAATTTAGGCCAAAATGTTTTAAGTGGTGCAGCTGGTTCTGTAGACGATATAGCTGGATCATACCTTCTTGGTCAAGGTGCATTACCTGCAACTACAGCTACTGGTGCATATGCTGGAGGTATACCATTATCTACTGGTGATTTAGCTGGTGGTGCTGGGAATAATGTTCTTGGTGCAAATATGTCTAAGCTATTTAATTATACACCTCCTACAGCATTAGAAAAAATTCAAGGTGTTGGCACAGATGCATATTCATGGGCAAAAGATAATCCATTAAGTGCTGGTAATATTGGCCTTAAAGGTATTGAGTTGGCTAATCAAACACCTAAACCTGTAGACACATCTGGACAAAGACCTGTAAAACAAGGTTCATTTGAAGGTGGTGCTGGTATTCAAATGCCTACACCTGCAGCAACTGGTGTTTCACCAAGAATACTCCCAGCTCAACCTAATAAAACAGGTCAAATTGCATTAGATTCAGTAGTGCAAAGACATCCAGAACTCATTGAGTTATATCCAAATCTATTTGGAGGAAGATAATAATGGCTTTATTTGATGAATTACCAAATGTATTTTTAACGCAAAAACCAGAGTATTTACAAGGTTTATTAGGTGCTGAAAAATATAAACAACTAGAACAACAATCAAACATATCTGGACTTCTTAATACGTTTGTAGATTTTGTAGCTAGGCCTAAGAATCAAGGATATGGATCAATTATTCCTTACGCTGCTAGATCATATTTGGCTGGTACTTCTGGTGCTCAAAATGTATACGATACTAGAACTAAGAATGTACTTGATGCACTTAATGTTGCTAAGACTACTAAGCAAATTGAAATGGAAGGCATGACTGATTTAGATAAACTTATCTATAACAGAAATAGATTAGCTAAAGAAGATCCTACTAGTCCATATCTTAGTGCTTATGACGCTGCTATTGGTAGTAAGTCTGGTGGTTATGGATCTAGCGTAGAAGGTGTATCTTACAATATTCTTCTTAGAGGTAATGATGGTTCTGCTGACTCTGCAGCAGTAAGAAGTAGTCCTAAATATGCTGTTGCATATCGTGAAGTGTTTGAGCCAAAAACAGTTATGCAAACTGTACAAGATCCTGTTACTGGTATTACAAAACAAATTCCTGTACAAATTAAACCTGCTCCGCCACCACCAAATATTTTACCTCCAATATATGGCTATGATGGAACAACAAAACAAACTGCAACAACTACTACTCCAACTCCAACTGCTGCAACTAGTGGTAATATTACTTCAGCTCCAACTGCATTAACACCAGACTTGTTTAAGAAATATGATGACAAAGTTAATAATGGTATATTGCTTAATACATCATTAGAAGCTCTAAAAGCTGATATTAAAGCAAACGGATTGCAAATTGGTGGATTAGGTGCTACTGGTGCAAGACAACAAGCATTGTATGAAGATTCATTAACTAAAGTTCGTATTGGCGATGAACTTGGTGTACTTAACAAAGAAGATCTTCCACGCTTACAGAAAAAACTTCCTCCTCCAGATCAAATTTCTACATGGATAAAAGGTGGTGGTAATGCAGATGCTTTATTGGGTGCGATAGAAGCAGTTCAACAAAGTAATAACGATGGTATTAACTTTTACAAAGGAAAAATTAATCCTACACAAGCTAAACCAGCAGGTGGTGGATTAATGCTTGATCTTGAGGCTATATCAAACGAACTTAAAAAAAGAAAAGGTGCAAAATAATGGACTTTTCAAAGTTTTCCACTAAAGACTTAGAATATCTTAAAGCACAAAAAATAGATAAAGTTTCTACAGATGGACTTACTGAATTACAAAGACAGTTATCTGGTGTTCCAGCTGATACAAGTGATAAGAGTATTCCTTATGACTTATTAGTTCCTCCAGAACAAAGAGTTAAACCAGCTGAACCTACCGTTCAAAAACCACAAACAACACTTGATAGAATTCCTATTCTTAGAGAAGCTGTAGGTGGATTTGATGCTGCATTAGCTGCTACTACCCCATTAGTAACTGCTCCTGTAGGTGCTTATTATGGTTTAGGTAGACAAGCTATTGGCGGTATAACTGGCAACCAATATGCTCCTAGTGCTGAAGCAGCAATCATGAAGGGCATGGAAACAACTGCATATAGGCCACAAACTGAAATTGGTCAAAAGGCTGTTGAAGGTATTGGTAGCTTTTTAGAATCATCTAAACTGGCTCCAACTCCAACAATGGGAGTTGTTCCACAAAAAATACCAGCTAAAACTTTATTTGGTGCTGACCCTAGATCATTAGAGTTTAATGCTATGCCAATTAAATTACCATTTACTAAAGCTCCATTATATGTCCCTACAGTTGGATCTAAATTATTTAAACAATCAAAAATAGATTTAGGTGCTGTACCAGAACAACAATTTTTTCAAGAGCAAGCTACTAATCTTTTTAATCAAGCACAAAGTCAAGGCATTACATTAAAGAAAAATGTATTTCAAGCCAACATGAAAAACTTGCCATCAAGATTAAGAAAAGAAGGTTATACACCTAGCGGTAATTTCCCAGACGTAAACGCTGCAATTAAAGAACTTACTTCTGGAAAGCAACCTGTAGATTTTACTGAAATCCAATCATTACGCACAATGATTAAGAATGGCCAAGCATCTACTAATGCAAATGAAAGACGTATTGCTACAAGATTGTTAGATGAATTTGATGATTACATGGCTAATATGCCTGTAAGAGATATTAAGATTGGTAATAAAGATGCTCTTAAAACATGGCAAGAAGCTCGTGATAGTTATGCTAAATTTAAGAAATCTGAAATATTTACAGATATGCTTCAAGAAGCAGAACTTGATCAATCTAAGTTTGTTCAATCTGGAGCTGAAAATTCATTAGCTAAACAAATGAGGCAACTAGCTAAGAATGAAAAGCGTATGCGTTTATTTTCTAAGGGCGAACAAGATGCAATCATTGAAGCAGCTAAAGGAAATGATTTACAACAAACACTTAAATTTGTAGGTAGGTTTGCTCCAACATCAACTGTATCTGCACTTCCAACAATAGCAATTGGTGCAGGTGATATGCTTACTGGCGGTGCATTTGCTGGTGCTACAACTGTTGGTCGTATGGGTGCTACAAAAATGCGTGAAGGATCTATTACAGACCTTGCTAAATTTATGAGAAGCGGCCTTCCTAATAGATATGAAACTACACCTAGAAATATTAACCTAAGAACTACTGGTGCAGGATATGGTATTCCTCAAGGTTTATTGTCAAACTACCTTATTAACCCAGAGGACAAGATACAATGAGTAATGAAATAGATCCAATTCAATATGGCCAACTAATAGCACAGGTTAGAAATTTGCAAGACAAAGTAGACAGCATGGAAACTGATATAAAATCGCTTCTTGAATTAGCAAATAAATCAAAAGGTGGCTTCTGGGCTGGCATGGCCATCGCCTCTGCTATTGGTGGCTTTATAACATTTATAGTTAATCATTGGATGGGTAAATAATATGAGAATATTATCATGGGCAACTATAATAATACTTGTACTATTTTTAATTCATAATGCACACGCTGATACAACTACTATTAACTATAAAGGTCAACCACCACCTAGTGCCATTAGTCCTTCTATAAGTGCTTTTAGCCAAGACGTTTGTTTAGTGCCTGTTAGTGGTTCTGTATCTAGTACATTGTTTGGCATAAGTGGTGGCTCTGGCTATAAAGACTTAAACTGTGAACGTATTAAATTAGCTAAAACTCTTAATGACTTAGGTCTTAAAGTTGCAGCAGTATCTATCTTATGTCAAGACGATAGAGTATTTGAGGCCATGATACAGTCAGGCTCACCATGTCCTATCAATGGTTCTATTGGTGATGCTGCTAAACGTGGCTGGTATGAACGTAACCCTTCTATCTTTAAGAAACTATATGGCGATACATACACGATACCGCTTGTTGCTGACGAGCCTATTATTACTTCTATCACTAACAAAGGCAAATAATGCTTATGCTTGGTATTGCAACTACACTCCAACACCTGAAGGCTATATGCTTCAAGGTTCTCTCGTATGTAATGGCATTGATCCAATCATTGCAATTAAAGATTATTGGTGCGTATCTTATAACCCAAGTGACCCAATATGTGGTGCGTATCAAGCTCCTGCTTGCTCAGACTTGGTTGAAAATCAAACCACAGCTTGCACGTTACCTCATTATAGCGGTGCTATTAACCAAAGCAGGAACTTTAGTTGTTCTACAAACTCTTGGTCAGCTTGGACAGAAACTAGCAACAATTGCACACAAGATCCTCCAACGTGCCAAACAAGCGTTGAAACTAGACAACTAGCCTGTCAAGCAGACTATGTAGGTTCTGTTACAGAAACAAGAATATCATCTTGTCCAGATCCTTATAATCCATCTATATGGGGTACTTGGATAGAAACAGCTAATTCATGTGTTAAGAGTGCTACAAACGTTACTAACGTAGCTTCACCAGTTAGTCCTAGTAGTCCACTTAACCCTGTAAATAACCCACCTCCAGTTGCTGCTCCACCGCCACCAGAGGTTAATCCATTAGCTTCGCAACCACCTCCTGAGCCACCTAAAGTAGAGCCAACTCCACCTAAGGTTGAACAACCAAAACAGGAATCTAAAGGTGAGCCAAAGGCAAAAGAAGATAGTCCAAAAGATACACCAAAAACAGAGCAAAAGAGTGAGAGCAAAGAGAATCCTAAACTTGACGTACCAAAAGGTAAAGAACTTGTGCATGGATTTGGAATAGTACTTTCACTAGAAATACTTAACAGACCTATTATAAACCAAATTGAACTAACAGACGCTTTTAAATTTGATCAGGAACTTAATAATGACTTTGGAAAAAACGAAAACTTTAAACTTGAACTTCTCCAGCTCTCAACTCCTCAAGATGCTTTTATTGATTCTGCCAATATTAGCTGGAGGAGCATACGCAGGCATAACTTTTTACAACAAGATGGTTACGGCAATTGAAGCTGTTGACAGTTTAGATTTAGCTCCTATAGAATCTAAATTAAATGGTTTAGAAATACAGGTTAAAGCTATTAACGAAAGACAATACCAACTATCTGAGTCTATTATGAAAGCTAGTGAGAAATCTTCAGATGCTATTGCTAACTCTCGTGAAACTGCAGCTATGGTAAGTGGACTAAGAAAAGAATTAGAAGCTACTGTTAATGCTATGGATGACAAACTAAATACAGTTAAACGTTCAACAATGAATCCACTATCAAAATAATGTTTATTACAAAAGACTTTATATGTAAGCTATATGAAGGCTTTGTATCATCACCAACATTTAAAAATTACGCAAAATATCCAGCATCAAGTAAAGTAAAATTTACCATTAAAAATACTCCAGAGGCTTATGGTGAATATAAGCCAGAAGAAAAAGAATTTAACTCTAAACACGAGATAATGATTTCTACTGGAAGATGTACATTTTTAGATACAGTATGTAAGACAATGTTACACGAGTTGATCCATATGGGTATATATATTAATGAGCCAAACTCTAAAAAATATTTATCTCATAATGGCGAGTTTAAAAGAATGCAAAATAAAGTAGCCAAAGAATTTGGCTTTGACCCAAAGGAGTTATAAATGCTAACACTTATATCATCATTACTATCATTTTTTAGTGGTGGATTACCTAATATTCTTTCGTTTTTTCAAGACAAATCTGATAAATCACATGAACTTCAGATGGCTCGCATGCAAAATGAAAGAGAATTGCAAATGGCAGAAAGAGGATATATTGCCCAAGCTAAAGTAGAAGAAATAAGATTGGAGCAAACTCAAGTAGAAGCACAAGCACAAGAAAGAAATGCTTTATATCAACATGATATTGAAATATCCAAAGGTGCATCAACATGGGTAGTAAATATTAGAGCTTTAGTAAGACCTATAATTACTTATGGATTATTTAGTTTACTTGTTTTTGTAGAAGTTTTTGGTTTCTTTTATGCTATTCGTACAGGAGTTGATTTTCAAATAGCTATGAATTTATTATGGGATGATGAAACTCAAATTATTTGGGCATCTGTAGTGTCATTTTGGTTTGGAACTCAAGCGTTTAAAAAATGAATATAAATGAAGCTGGTTTAAAACTTATTAAGCATTATGAAGGATGCAAATTAAGACCATATTTATGCCCTGCAAATCTCTGGACAGTTGGTTACGGTGCATTATTATATCCTGACCAAGTTAAATTAAAATTAGCAGATAGACGTAATTACCCATTACAAGCAAAAGACAATAGACAATGGAGTCAAGAAGAAGTTGATAAATTACTTAAGCATGACCTTGTACGATTTGAAAGAGGAGTTACTTTGTACGTTACTGTGCCTCTTAGACCAAATGAATTTTCAGCGTTGGTGTCCTTCGCATATAATTTGGGTAATGGGGTATTACAGCGTAGTACTGTGCGTTCTGCTTTACTTCGTGGCGATAAAGAAGCGGCTATGGAGTCGTTAGTTAAATATTGTAGAGCTGGTGGTAAGATATTAAAAGGTTTACAAAACAGACGTTTAGATGAAAGAAGGCTCTTTGAAGGGTTATAATAAGTAATCTCAACACTAGAGAATACTTATGAAAATACTTTTACTTGATATTGAATGTGCTCCTAACTTAGCAACAGTATGGGGTATCTGGCAGCAGAACGTAGCATTGAATCAACTTCTTGAATCATCATACACATTATGTTATGCAGCTAAGTGGTATGGTGAATCAAAGATCATGTTTGACTCCATATATA